ACTTTTTCGCCTTGGTATTCTGCCTTGGCAAATTCTTCTTTCATAATCTCCTGTACGATGACCCTGAGAGCCTCTAAGCGATCCACTGAGGCGTCTTCTTGCTCATCGTCGGTACGGTAGTAGTCTAGGTACTCTTCATGGCTTCCACAGGGCATATAGACGGCCTGTCCTTCTACCTCATGTACGTGGATAGCTCCACCACAGCCCATGTCCATAGAACGGCTACGTGCTTCCATCTCTGTCGTGAAGACATCGTTAGCGTACTGAGCTTTCATCATCTTCTTTTTGCTTGACGATGGGTGCGACGAAGGTAGTAGGTCTTTATCATGGTTAGCAGACTTAGAGCCACTCACGATACGCAGGAAACTGTTGACCCGTGCCATAGCCCACTGCTCAGGGGATTTGACGTTTGGTCGTACACTAGCAGGGTTTGTACGATAAGCACCAACGCCACGGTCATAGACAGCCTCTAGCATACGCATAGTAACTTTATGCTTAGACTTCTTGTTGTGGGCTTCCATCTTGTTCTTAAGTGCTGTTTTAGGCATTATCCTAGTACCTTCGCTAAATATCCTTTAAAGACCCCAAATACGACAGCATTGTTTGTACCAGAGTCTGCTCTTATTCTTACATCTGCGTTCTTCGGTACAATAACTGCAGGGTCTAGATCAATGTCCCAAGGCCCACCTGTAGAAGCACTAACAGCAGCACGTTGAATAAAGACACCACCAGCTTCTCTTACTTCTAAATAGAAGTCTACGTTAGCGTCTTGTTTCTTGCTTACAGAACCAAAGCCACCAGTAAGAACATAGTAGTCACTGTCACTGAAGGTTGTTGCACCTTTGAATGACCCTTGCAAACCTTGCGGGATGTCAATGTGTATCTTACTTGAGTCTGATGGTACGCCACCAACTACTGTTGTGTTTTCGTATACTGTCACACGACCAACAATCTCTGTACCATTAGAGTTATAGGCATGTGATACACGAGCTACAGGGGTGTCTAGAGCTACTGGGTTCTGACCGTCTAGTGTTACCTCTTGTACAAGGAAGGTAAACTTTGCGTCTGTACCTGTACCTGAAACTGTATGACACTCTAATTTAATCGTCTGAGTATCTAGTGCAGAAGAACTAGAGATATATTCAATAGTGTTATCGGTAACGTATGTCTCATTACCACCGACAGTCCATACAGTCTCAAGAGTGTCAGCAGTTAGATCAGCAGATTTACCAAACTTGATAAGAGACTTAGCTTTACGGTCAATAGAAACTCTGTCACCAGTTAAGGCTTCAATCTCACGTTCAGCTTGAACCAGTCGTCCGTCAGGGACTTCATATGCTCTTCTGGGCCAACCACCAAACATTTGTTCTATTTCCTTAATTTCTTGGACGACGATTGCGTTAGGATCAACTGGTTCACCTAAGTCGGGCAGGGGCGTTAATATATTTCTTGCGCCTAGAGCATGTACCTGAGTTAGGGTTGTATTATCAACTTCAGGTATGCCTGTTTCTAAGGCAGGTGCAGAGAAGCTCTCTTGTTCTACTGCTACAACATCAGGTACTTCAGGTGATCCAGAAACTATGCTTGTAGCTAGGAGAATGTAGTTCTCAACTAGGGTAGTCTGAGCAACCTCTGGATTACTTGTCGTAAGGTCTGCTGTATCTAAGTCGTGATCTTGAGATAACGCTGGCTTAATTAGCTCTGGTGTAAGAGCTTGTACATCCTGTGCCTGTACATTATGATCTTGTGTAAGACCTGTGTTATCTACGACAGGGTTGCCAGTCTCTAACGATGGTGCAGAGAAGGTCTCTGCCTCTGACATCGTCACCTGTGGTACTACAACATTACTTGTTGTTATACTTGTGACAACTAAGCCATGATCTTGTGTAAACTGCAGGTTAGCTGCAACTGGGTTGCCAGAAACTAGGCTTGTTACACTTAAGTCATGCTCTTGTGTTATACTTGGGCCACCTAATACTGGTGTTCCAAATAGAAGGGCTATGCTAGTAAGGTTATGAGCTTGTGTTAGGCTTGTTGTTTGTAATAGGGGTGAGCCTGTTACTAAACTTACGACACCTAAATTATGATCTTGTGTTAAAGAGGTAGAAGAAACTGAGGCAGGTTGTGTAGCAATGTTACTTGCAACCAACTCGTAATTTATTACGCCCCCATCATCTGCCAGTGTACTAGAGGCTAATGGGGAAAAACCCGTCATTTATCTACCCTTATTTATCCAAGTGCTTGTCCTGATACAAACCCATACCAGTTTGTTCCACCATCACGGGTATAAAATACAAATACATCTTTTGCAGACGCTGTAGCTGTCAGTGTAGGTGCAGTTGCTGCTGGCCAATCTACTGAGCTAGGCCAAGTGACTGTGTAACCACTAGCTGAAGCATCCTGAATAATCTCTAAGCTAAAAGTAAAAGCTGTTCCTGATGCAGGTGGATTAGAGAATGTGAATGTGGTGTTCTCAGTCAGAGTATGACTAAATGCGTTACCATTCTCACAGTTTATTGTCGTAGCGTTAGAGGTTGAAGTGACTGCAGCATAACTCTCATTATAACTGTCAACAACAAGTTCCCCTGTAATGTCTACATTACCTGTGTAAGTAGAGCCAACTTTACTGTTTAGCTGTGTTTGTATTGCGCTAGTTACACCATCAACATAATTTAGTTCTGTCGCTGTAGCGGTAATACTCAGGTCACTCAAGCTAGATACACTGCCAATACCTGCACGAGGTATTGTTACATCTGCATTACCTGACCCATCTTCAGCAACTAATGTAATAGAACCAGAGGTAGTGTTTAATTTTAATCCCATTGTATAATCCTAAAGTGGACGCTTTTGTGTAAATGTATTTACTGTAAGTTGTGAATTAGTCGGGATCGTCAGAGTAACACCAGAGCTTATAGTAGTTCCACTACCTGTTTCATATTCTACATTAGCTTCTAGGGTCTGATCTGTGTTTACTGTTGTATTGGTGTACGGGTAAATCTCATTCACAGTACCAGATATGAACACTTTAGCATCACCCGATAAAGTTATAGCTGAACCACCGTTATTTGATTCTAGTGATCCTCTGCTGAGTGTTGTGCCTACAGATGTATATACACCTCGTCCAATTTCCCAGTTATCACCGTCTTCTATAACATAAGCTACAACATCACCATCTGTTACACCAGCATCAGCAAAACTTTGGTACTTATCTTCAGCAGCCCCAAGAGTTATAGTTCCTGTACCAGTGGTACTTGTGGACATCTTTGCCCTGTTGACTAACTTAACCATAAGTCACCTATGCAGGATCAGGAATACCGATAGTAAATGATCCTAGAGAAAATGTGTTTCCAGATGTTACCGACTGAGATGCGTTTAACGATCCTGTGGCAAGAAGTCGAGAGTTTGATGTATCAACGATTGCATAATGTGTAGCAGTGCCTGTACCTGTCACAGAACCATCTGAGATAGCTGCAGCAGTAACCTCACGACCACCACCAGTACGATCAGCGGGTGCGCCAATGGAAAGTGTGGTTGAATTACCTAGAGTATAGGTACTTGTTGCTTCAGCGTATGTTGTTGCTTCTTGTGAGGTAATGTCAATACGGTTAGCTTCAGTATCTAATACTGTCAGGCCATTGTCAAATACTCTATCTGCTAGACTAGCCATTATTCTGTTTCCTGTTCAGTTTCTTCGGTGTCTTCCTGTTGCTCATACCGTAGTTCAGCAATATCCATAAGGTCTTGGATAACCTCTGGGTGTGACGACACATCAATGTTAGCACCATTCAAGTTGCGTAGGAAGGCTGCAATCTCACGTAGATCGTGTGGAGCAACGTCACCAGCAACTACTGTTGGCATTAGGTCATAGTTCAGACCGTTCAACTCCCAAAGTCTTTCAACAAGCTGTTTATTTAAGACATCGACGATAGCTTGGATGTAACTTTCTAAGGCACGGAGGAACAGGTCTGTCTTAGACTTGGACAGGGCGTATGAACCAGTGTTGCCACCACCAAGCATAAGAAACTCTGAAAGTACGGAACGAGCAATGTCATGCTGATACCGCTTTACGATAGGATCAATCTCAATATTACGTTTACCGTTTGAAGCCATAAGCTCCACATCTACGAGCCGATTGCTGGTAGGACTTCCGTCTTTATCGGGGTATGTGTCGGAGGGCAGAATAATATACCCTTGCTCGTTAAACTTAACATCTCTGAGTATCTGCTGCAGGTTTCCGACAAACTGAGCCTGTGCGGAAGTAGCATCAGTGCTAAGGTACTCAGAAGGAATACGAGCCACAGGAATACCCGCAAGCTCACGTTCAACTGCGATAGCTTCGATGCTCTGTAGATTGTTAAGGTATTCGTAAGAAGTATACGCATTGCGTAGTATAGACCGACCAGCAGGATCGTTGTTAATAGCTGTAGTCCGATAATATAGAGACTTACGAGTAGGAATGTAGCTAGTATTGTTAAACCCCGAACCTTCTTGGTGGATACCTAAGACATCACCTGTCTTCTGATCTACGTCAAACTTGGAAATAGTCCAAGGCGCACGACTTGCGATCTTACGTACACCAATACGTCCGTCAGTAAACTTAGAACGTGACTTGTCAGAACGGTTGGTTGGGCCATTACGTCTTTTATATACAACCTCAAACCAAGCAAAGCCAAATGTTAGGGACGACAAAGCCTCAGAGATATGGTCATCTAGGCTATGATCCATGTCATCAAAGACACTCTTAACGAAGTCTGCTTCTTTCTTCGCCTCTGCACTATCATTGGCTGGCATAACTTTAATGTCTACGTCACGTAGTACCTGCTCTGTCGCATACATAACAGCACCAATCGTACTATCATTGTCACGCATCTCACGATACTTACGTATAGCACGTTTGCCACGTAGCTCTGGCAAAAACTCATCAGCACGGATTTGACCGTTTTGTGTGTTGTCCCCTGCAATCCCTAGAATCTGGGTTGCTTCCGTTTCTGAAAGTTTCTTTGCCATCTTATTACATTAAACCCTTGGCACTGGAATACGCTAATTTTAATTGTGGTTTTGCATATCCGTTGAGTGAGAGGTCGGTTAAAGCCCAAACTAAAGCATCAAGACGGTCTGGTGAGCCTATCGACCCTAAAGGTTCCCACTGTACCATCTGATCTTCTAAATCATTTAATCCCCGTACATGCCGAACCTTGTCTTGTTCGTATAGTGCAGATACAGGTTCAGCCCGTGCCATCTTCCCTCGAGAAGCATGTACGAGCTTTACAGGAACTGTTTCATCCTCTGTGTGTAGTGTATGGCGTACCATATCACCACCTTGGTTACGTTCAGCTACAATACGGTCAGCCATGTGATCCCGATATAGCTGTATAGCTTTGGATGCCCATTGTTGTGGTGTATAACGACCAGTGTGGTCTTCTAGCACATAGGCGATCCCATTTACATCAACACCCGCTACGACAATACCTGTCATGTCTGATTCTGCATTAGCAGTGACCGCAGGGTCAATGGAAACGACAATACGATTAAGTTGTGGAACTTCGTCTTTCTCAACTTCGCATTTAGCTAGGAGAGTTCTGTTCCATAAAGCACCCGATGCTTCGTCAAGTATTTCGGCATATAGTTCTTGCCGACCCAAACGTGTACCTTCATAGGTTTTGCGGACTGCATCAAGGAAAGTGTCAGCAAGGTTAGCAGAATTGTCATACGTACTACCCTTAGAAACAACCGTCTTTTCATCGTCTAGGATAGTTCTTATCAGCTTGGTTGTTTTAGGGGTGGTTGTTACAAATACTTTAGGGTGACGACCAAGACGTAGACCAAACATCATCATGTCCCAAGTGTCTTGTGCATTACGCCAAGCACAAAGCTCATCACACCATGCACTGTAAGCCTGTGGGCCACGTAGACGTTCTGGGTCTTCTGCTGAGAAGAATACGGCTTTAGCACCGTTCTCCCATGTTAGGCTATTGTTCGTGGGAGACCAAACAGGAAAACCAATGTGTTTACCACGATATGTCTCATCACCACTCCAACATACGTTTAGAAGACCAGAGTCACCTTCAACCATAACTCTTCGGACATCACCTTTTGTAGGGGCGACACAGTGTACAATTTTGTCACCTGATCTAATCCGATGGCGAACCCACTCTGCACCTGCTCTAGTCTTACCCCAACCACGTCCTGCCAAGGCGACCCATGTGTTCCATGTACCTTCAGGCTCCAGTTGCTCAGGTCTAGCCCAAAATCCCCAATCATGTTGTAACTCTTCTGCCTTCTTCGGCCCTAGTTCCTTGAGGATAGCGGCTACTTCTTCGTCTGGGAGATTTCTAAGTACTTCAGCCGTTATCTTCGCTTGGGGTTGTGCCATTGTTTTTGCCGAGTAGTGTCATAAGGGAATTGATTGCTGATTCGTCTTCGTCGGGGTTTTCTGTCTGTTCAACTTCATTAACAGTAGAGGTAGGTGACCAGCCACCTTTAGAACGTAGGAATAGTTCTGCTGCTTTAAAATCACCGTCCAAAGCCTGTTGTATAACGACAGAACCAACTTGACCTACAATATCAGCTTTAGTGTCAGCTATGTCTTGTCCATAGAGCTTATAGAATGTAGCAGTAGAACTAGGAGCATTTTGATACTTCTGGATAGAAGCCATAATGTCCTTAACAGATACCCCATTACGGATACCTTCTCTAACCTTCTTGGCTATAACTTCACTATATGGTATTGCTTGGATGCTCATTGTAGAGTTCTTTATGTATAACGACAAAAATTGCTTTGCAGTTCCCATCCATCGGCAAAACCATACTCTGATTCTACAGTTGGAAAGTTACGTCTTGGTTGAATGAGAACGACAAAACAATTTCTGGGATTTTACTATACTATAGTATTAAACTATAGTTTGCTTTTTCTTTACTAGTTAAAGAAGAAAAAGCTATCATATGCTAAATAACTTAAGTTATATACTTAAGTATAGCTTTCTTACTATTATATAACGACTTTTTTTGTTGTTTGTAACACACAATTTTAAACTTTTTTACAAGCCTTTGTTTTCTAACGAATCTTTTTTGTTGTTTTATAGGTGATTCTTAGGTGGGTAGCCGATGTTATAAACTTTTGTTACAACTTTGTTGCACTTTGTTATATGCGACAGTTTGACACACCTGAACTAATTTCTTTAGTTTGTAGATGTAGGGGTAAACCTCCCACACCGAATCGATTCGTGTATTATACCAAGGGGCCCCACTAATGTCAACACTTAATTACATTCTGTAACAATTCGTGATCAATACGTGAGTATGTGACAAAAATGCAACACTTTGGTATAAAATTAGGGGTTGACAAACATTTTTACTTGACAATCAGGGCGAATCGGCAGGCCCATACGAATCGTTTAATTGAACAAGCGTTCATAATATCGGTATTGAACAAGCGTTCAAATAATTGGTAAACATATGTTACCAAAACAAAAAAAGACGACTCCGAAGAGTCGCCAGTTAGGGAGTCAACTTGTGTAAAAGGTATTAGTGTTTCTTGTAACTAACGTTAGCGACAGAGGTATCCCAACAAGCCCGACAAGAGCCGCAAGAGTTACCTTGTGTTGGTGCTGGACATACATGTCCGACTGGAGTCTTTGCCTTGTGTACGGTGCTTGTGTTAGCCCCCTTAACTGGTCGCATGTCAACCATTGGGGCAGATAAGCGGATGACTAGATTGGCGGGTATAACGCCCCCTTGTTTCTGCCATTGGCGCACAAGTTCCAATTCACGAGTCGGTAGCCAATGCTTGATCGTTGGGGTCGCTAGGCATACTTGGACAATAGCATCAAGTTGAGCAACAGAGTCCAAGTCACCAGAGTCGAACCAGCGGTGATAGAGTTCACCAGTTTTATCGGCTATGCGCATAATTTGAAATACGCAAGCCTTGATCCATTGGTCGGGATTGGTCGCAATAAGTCTTGTTGCTTTCTCATAATTGGCTTTCCAACCTTGATTAACAGAGGGGCGAATCTTTTGGAGTCTACGGGCATAGCAAGACTCGCATACTGAGCCTTTAACCTCTGCCAACCTTGATCCAACCTTACAAGCAAAAGAATCTTGCGCAAAAGTTGAACCTGGCATTTTGCTATTGCCTTTTGAGATATTGGCCGACTCCTTGGCGGCTTTTACAGTCATAGCATAGGGGCGAGTCTTGGTTAGTGTTGTGTCGGTTGAATTGGTGTTAAAGCGTAACATGGGGGCGACTCCTTAAGCGTTCCAGAATAATAATAGGCCAACTGAGAAAACAGCAACAGCGGCGACTAGCATTGCGGCAATGGCTTCTTGTGTATCTAATACGATAGGCGCAACAGCTATTGTAAATAGGCCAAAGCACCAGACAAGAAAGAAAGCGGCTTGTGTTAGGAAAGATTTAAACATGATTGACTCCTTGGTTAGTTGGGGGCTTGCGCCCCCCTTGTTGGTTAGGCTGCTTTTGTGAATTTATCTGTAACTGTATATTCGTTTTTAATAGGGTTAGCTATAATTGCGTAAATCTCGTTAGTATCCCCATAAGTTGCGGTAACGTCATATTCAACAAAGTCTTTAATTGTGGTGATTGTATGGACTTTGAAACCTTGCTTTTCTAGCATTGTCTTTACTTCAACTAGGCTTTCAATTTGTGTTCCAGTAATATGTTTCATTTTTTCGACTCCTTTTGTCTTGTTGTGCCACCATTATTGGGGCGATTCGCACAAAGAGTCCAGCCCCTAAAATAGTTTTTTTGTCGTCCTATCCAAATTAGTCAAAACCTATCCTTTAGTATATAGAGCCTATACAAGGGGTCGATTTTTGGGGTAAAGCCATTTTTATGACCTAGGGTAGCTCAAAAGGCTTTCGTCACTCTGAGGGCCGTTTTAGAGCCTCTGAAGGCTATTTGCATAAAATGCATAGCTTGAGTCACAAAATGCATAGCTAAAAGTACCTATGCAAAAAATGCATGGCAGATATGCAAAATTGACTGTTGTCATACAAGAATCCCGACTTGCTAAAAACGAATCAATGACATGCAATTCTGACATATCACCTATGCGATTCATGCATACCTGTAACCTATGCGATCTATGCATGGGTGCTATGCGATTCATGCATACCGATTCGTCGGTCGTGCGGCTATACGAGTCAATGCGATTCGTCAATCAAAAAATCGAGTCAAGCGAAAAATACTTGCGAATCGTTGTATTTAAGCCACACTATCCGAAATATCTTGTCAACCTATACTTTTGTACTATTGACCTATACTTTGGTATAGCGAACCTACCCGTTCGTATTGATTCGGGCAAACTCGGATATACGACTGGAATTTCGGGTAGTACCCCCTCCAGTGGAAATAAGGAATACCCCCTCCAGTGGAAATTAAGAGTTGACCCCTCCAGTGGAAATATGGTAGTGATTCGTCAGACACCCCCGCAGTGGAAATTATGAAAGGAAAATCACATGGCAGAGATTGGCAAAAGAATTACCTACAAGGGTCACTCAATCATCCCAGTATATTTTGCAGAAAGTAAGAAAACAGTGTTTGACTTATACATGGGAATCACGTATACACGTTTCATAGGCACTTGGAACAGCGTAAATGAGTGCAAAGAATATGTCGATAGACCGACAAAGATATAAGGAGACCCCACCGATGGAAAAAGCAGAAGTATACTGGAACCTACACAAGAATTGCTTCAGTGTTCGTAGCTGTAAGACTGGTCGTGTGATAGCACATACGAGTGCAGTAGACATCAAGGATGCAAAGTTTGTCGTCCGTCAGGCGGGTCGTCGTAAGGTACTACAAGAGAAGAAAAAGAACGTACATGCGTTTGTACGTGGATACCTAGCACCTATGGGGTTCCCCCTAGCGGAAATTGGTCAACATGGGTATGCAACCTATAACCCGTATAAGTATGACAGCTTTGTTGATACAGCTACAAAAGAATCACTTGACACCGCTAAGTTTGTCAGCTTATATACAAACAGAGATAAGAAAGGAGCAATCCAATGGGTAAAGTAAACGCAATGTACCAAGACAAGGTAGAAGCAGAATATGAACGTGGGGCGATCAATGCTTATTATGGTCGTCGTCCTAATCCAAACCGTACAGATGTACACCTATTAGAAGCATACATGGAAGGCTACGATGAAAAACCGTATGGAGAAAAAGATTATGGATACGATGACTAATCACTATATCATCGCAATACTACACAAAGACCATTCCATTACACCTTTATGGGTTGGTCGTATGTATGGTCGTCTAGCAGCAATGCTGCGTGTAGAACACCTAACAGAAA